TTAACTATTTGGATAAGCTCCTGAGTTCGGCATATCTGCTGGTCTAACAGATACCTCTGAAGGATTATTAGGTTCTACAAATCCGTCTTTTGCTGCTTGATTAACACTAACCTCTGCATCATCAGATACTTTCTTTTTATATACTCTTAACTCCCAGAAATGCTTACAATTTTTACCACCCTTATATTTAAATAGAGAATAGTTTCTACCGTTGTGTCCTAGCTTTCTATTTACACCTCTAAAGCTCATTAGTCCAATATCTTCTTTTCTAAAGACAACATTGTCCTTAGTAAACAATTCTAAGCCTTTACAGAAGTCTCTGCTGCCTGCAGACTCTCTTACTGGCATATAAGCATATCTTACTTTAAATACACCTTTGTCTTGTTTAGATTTCTTGTCTGGATTAGCAACCTCTAAAGAAGCTAAATCAAAGGCTTTTTCCGAGTCTTTTACCTCTTCTTTATGTACAAGCTCCCAATCGTCAGAGATACGCTCTCCTAGAGCCTCTAATTGGCTTAAAATGTCTTTTCCTTCATCATCAGAAAAGTCCATAAGTTCATCCGAGCTTAATTTCTCTCCTGTTTCTTCTTCTCTCTTAACTCTTGTAGAGATGTTGTCTAGCTCTGTAAACTCAATCGGCTGTAGAGTTACAAAGTATAAGTTTAAGTATATCTTGTTAAAGTTTAGTATGTCATTAATACCTTCAATAATTCCTTCTTGGAATGGTCTAATAACAATATTATCCATCAATATAGAAGCAGTTCTTAACTCCTCTGCGTTATTCCCAAACCCTGTATTGTCTTTTATACCTAATAGAATAGGAGATACAATACCATGTCCTAACATAATCTTTTCTCTGCTCTCATCAGACAAGAACTGATACTGCGCATGAGCATCTGGTAAGTGAATAGGTTCTAGGTCTGCTTTAGTTTCTATAGATTCGTTAAATGCTAAAATAAATTTACCTGCATTAGAACTGCCACTAAATTTATCATATATTTTTCTTTCAATAATCTCTTGAGTTTCCTCATTAGGAATCCCATTGTTAAAGTTTATTAGTAAGCTAGGTTGTAATCCTTGCTTTATGTTACTGATGTGATAATTGCTTACTTCTTCTTCTAAAGAACAATATTGTAAACATCCATGATAATCAACAGGAGCATAATAATAAAAGCCACTTCTGTAAGGCTTGAATATATATAGCTCTGATTTTTCACTCTTTGCACCATTCCCAAATGTAGGGATTCTCTTAGGTGTATCGCTTGGCTTTATCTCAGCCCACTTAGGGTGATAGTAATAAGCTCTAATAACTCCTTTTGCATCACACTTCTCTGCTCGTAAACACTCCATAGGAAAGTGTAGTACCTTTATTATTTTGGTTTTAGACTTGTTGTATACTACTTGCATAGCTGCTTGACCTAACATCTTGTAATCGTTAGATACTCTCTTTACATCTTTAGGTCTAATCAACACCTTAAACTTAGCATACATTTCAGGAAACTCTGCACTATCTGTAGCCTCTAATCCTCTACCATACACCATATCAACAATACCGTTGATACATCTACTGTTAGTAGGAGAGCCTAAATACCTTTCAATAAGTATGTCGAAGTAGTCGTTGTTTTCTCCATAAGAAATCCACTTCTTATTGTAAACTTCTTTTACCTCTGGTATCTCGTAACCAGATAAGTTTACTACTCTTATTGAATTATTTTTTTCTTTATTAATCATTTAATATAATATATTCGTTATCGCTAGAAGAACCAGTAAAAGGCTCGTATTCACCTGCATCAATAGAATGAATAGCAGTATTGTTATAAGGCACATCATTGTCTTCTAATACTAAAAGTCTATCTCTATAAAAAAGCTTTCCAGTAGTATTGTTTTTTATCTCCATAAAGTAATTAAAGTTCTTTCTAAACGTATTTACTGTTGCTGTTACTTGCAGAGCTAAATAGTTAGGATATTTATTACTTACTAAATTTAAAAAACTAGCACCATTATTGGTTTCTTCTTCCACAAACTTAACAGTCAGAACATTAGCATCAAGAGTAATAGTTCCATCCTCTTGAGTAGTATATTCTACAACACCATCTCTAGGTATTATGTTAAATGTCTGTGTCTCTGCTGCATTAATAACTATCATAATATGATAACGTAAAAACTATTTTTTGTTTTATAATAAAAAAGGGTAGACCGAAATCTACCCTTTTAATTGAATAATAATAAAGGAAGTATTATTCGTTACTCATATTTGAAGTCTGTACGTCAAATCCAGCAGTAACGCCTTCTCCAACTAAAGTACTTAGAACAAATAGAGATGGAAGGACTTCTTTTCCTTCGAAAGAAATTGTATAACCATATAAATCTCCCATTGCACCACCAGTAGATGTATTCACAGATACCTCTACTCCGTTTTGTGCGCCAGCAATCCTAAATTTACCATTGTAATCTTCAATGATAATATGAGGTCTACCGTAAGATAATAACTTTAATTGCATCATAGTCTCAGCATTCTGAGCCTTAATCACAAAACTTCCTGATTGTGTCCAGAAAGATGTTCCGTTATCTCTTGAATTTTCATTAGTTTCTTCAAACGTATTGTTATCTCCTCTTACTTCAAATTTGTACACATCTACTCCAGCAGTTAACGTATCTACTTGACCGTTAAATGCAGAACCTGATGGTGCTACAGAAGCAGAGTCAGCCATACCAGCATACATAGCAGAAGTGTAGTTTCCAATGTATAAGTTTTTAATACCACCTACGGATTCTTTACACGCCTCTAATCTCCCTTTTGATATATCACAAGCCATAATTTAATTGTTTTTATTAAAAAAGGGCAGGTAGAACTTCCACCCACCCTATTTTATGTTAATATTTATCTAACTATTATGTATAGTAAACGATTTCTGAACCTAATCCGTACTGTACACCAGCAGTATATCTCATAACGATTCTTACATTTTGAGAACCATCAATATCTGCCATGTCAATTACTTTTACTTCATTGTGGTCTGATAATAAACCAGTACCGAAGTATAAGTTTGATTTTTGAGCTGCCATTGCATCATTATCAGGTAATCCGTTAGCTACGAATAATTTAACACCATCAAAAGATAATGAACCATTATTCCACCATTGTGTACCCATATTGTTTGTACCTGCAGCACCTAATCCATTAGCACCAAATCCACCTAAAGCTCTTACATAAGCTCTAGCAATGTTTTGAGATACATAGATGTATAAATCTTCTTTTCCATAGATAGTAGAAGGAATAGCATCTACAATCTTACCAAGCTCAGCGATTACGTTAGCAGCAGTTACAGTTGTTCCTGTTACGGCTACTACATCACCATCATTACCAGCTAATACTGTGAATCCGTCAAACTCACCAGCAGTAGCGTTAGCACCTTGCCAGATAGTTTGCTCAGTTTTCTCAGCTACTTTAGCGATTACATGAGCTAATAAGAAATCTTGGAAGTTTTTAGGTAATGTGTCAAATGCAGAATATCCCATAGATACAGCTTCCCAATCTGATACGAAATCAGACTTACATAACTGTAGGTTTACTTGGAATTCTTCTGGCTGAATAATTCTTTCTGTTAATGTAACAGAAGAAGTAGCAGCAAAATCACAAGAAGCGTTAGCAACTAGGTCTCCAGTAGCTAATTTCTTAATGACTTCCTTAAACTTAATGTTTGGTTTTACTTCGATTCCACCATTATCAATAGTAGAAGAAGAAAGAAGAGCTGCAGCAATATACTTGCCAGCAAATTCTCCTGCGTAAGTACTTGTTATACTTGTTGTTGTTGCCATAATTAATTAATTAATTGTTAAATAATTTGTTAAATACTCTTTGTTGTGTCGTCATTGGACGATTTTGAGAATATAAATTCATTGGTTTAGAATCTACTTCTGCTTCAGGAGAATGAGAAATTTCTTCAGACTCTTCAGATAATTCAACTTTGTCTGAGCTTAATTCTGCTGGTGCATCAGAAGCTTCCTCCTGACCCATTCCATCCATAAGTTGCTCATACATAGCTTTAAACTCAGCTACTACTTTGCTTAATTCTTCTTTAGTAGCATAAAGTTCTTCTGGAGCTTCTTCAATTACTTCTTCTTCAACTTCTTCTTCAGCTAATTCTTCTGCAGAATTTTCTTCTACTGTTTCTTCTTGAGCAAGCTCTACTTGCTCTTCTGCAACTTCCTCTTTCACTTCAGCAGAAAGCTCCTCTTGTACTGGAGTCTCTTCTTCAGCTTCTACAGAAAGTAATACATTTTTGAATTTGTCAATAATTTCTGTTGCTTTCATAAATAATTATTTAATTTGATAACGATTAATAAAATATCTGTTTCATTTTCAAGATTATGGAGTTGTGCCTTGTCCTGTTAAAGCTCCAATACCTTGTGCTTGTAAACTTCCATCACAGCATTTACTACTGTAAGTTCCGTCCTTGCATAAACAGCCTCTCTTTTTTCCTGTTGGACTAGTTCTACTTGGTGTTTTTTTCATCTTCCTTGTCCTTTGTATTTTTTCTTATATCCCTTTTTCCCTACACTAGCATTTTTGCTATGAGGATGAGACTTTCTTTTGTTTTGTCTATATGTGCTTACTACTTTTCTAGGCATTACTTCTTGTCAGGTATACAGTTAGGTACTAATCTTCCATTCTTCTTTTTCATTCCGTATTGTGTATATCCTGCTTGACAAGGGTCATCTTCTTTTAGATTATGCTCTACACAAGGCATAAACCACATCTTTCCTTCTACTTCATGCTCGTGATACCCTTCGCAACCTAAATCTGCTGCTTTCTCTTCAGCCATCTCCTTAGTAGCAAAAGCCAATCTGTTATCAATAATTATATAATCATCATTAACAGGAACAAATTCTTTAGCTAGCTTTTTCTTGTCTATCTGCTTTAGTTTGCTAATAGCCCAGTTAATACCTGCGCTACCACCCCAAGCATCCCACATAATACCACCACATCCTTCTGAGTAGGGTACATCTTTGTTTTGCTGGTGTCTCTTAAAGCTTGCCATTCTAGCTATTGTTGAACGAGATAGGTTAGCACCTGATGCTAATTGTGAAGCTCTTCTCCAACCTACAGGTGTTCCACAGCTACTACCATTCTCTTCTTTATACTTTAACGCTCTTCTTGCATTGTTTCTAGCAGCTTTAGGATAATCGCTATATGTTTCTAGCTCTATATCATATTGTGAAAGTATAATATCTTCTAGCTCAAATATCTTAGCAAGTGCTTCTAACTCTTCAGAATCTATTTCTTCCTTTACGCTTTCTCTTGGTCTTTCATCAAGCTTGTCTGTAAAAAAACCCTCAATGCTAAAACCTTTTACTTTACCTTCTTTTACAAACTCTTGCCATATCTGGTCATTGTTTACCTTAACAGAAACCATCCAAGTTCCTACAGGTAAACTAAGATTATACTTAGCAGATTTATCTTTCTTCTCATCTTCTATAATCCAGCTTTCTACTACACTTAATCCATCTAACTCTACATCATGTTCTAATGTTGAGTTGTTTTGCTTGCCTTTAGACAGAAATAATTCAGATGCTCTTCTGACAGTATCTTTAGAGAAATAGATAAAGTATTCTTTGTCTCCACTCTTTCTAAATATCTTTCTATCAGGAATTAATGCAGCACCCATTAAGATTCTTTTCTCAGCATCTACTTCTGCTAATTGTACTGTCTGTTCTTTTAGAGCAATAAAATCTTCTTCTATTGCTGGATATTCTACTATAGAAATTGCTTCTATACCAGAAAAATCATTTTCTTCGTCTATAAATAGTTCTATAATATCTTGTTCCATAATTTGATAACGATTTTTATATTATTTGTTTTATATTAACCACCAAGTGATGCACCTGTTGATATTTCTAAATCTAATTCTTGTTGTGATGTTACTTGACTACTTACAACAAAAGCCTGTATAGGTTCTTGGAATTGTGCGCCTACTGCTTCTGCTAGTTGATTAGTTCCTGTACTTCCTACTAAATTAAAGTCGAATGTTCTGCCTCCTCCAGCTCCTTCTGCTCCTCCTGCTCTTCCACCACCAGAAGTTATTGACCTTTTACCTCCTTTTATAGCTGTAGCCAATATTGCTGCAATAGATATTCCAGCTCCAACCTTAGTCATAGTTATATCTTTTCCCATAGCAGCAGCATCTATAGCTTTAACTGGGTTTGGTATTGAAATACCCATAGGCATAGTTATAAATGGAGGTATTAAAGCATGAGCAGCCATCCTTGCAGCTATACTCTGTGATGCAGCAATAACTACTTCAGCTATTGCAGCTCCTTTTTGTACAACTAATGATAATGTTGCTAATTCTTCACTTCTTTTGCCTAAGCCAGCCAAAACATCACCTATCCCAGTAACAAAACCTACATATTCCATTTGAGCCTGCATCTTGAGGTCTAACAAAAGCATTTCATGCTCAAACTCTTGGTCTAATAAATCCATTCTCATCATAGCCAATTCATTTTCAGCTTGAATCCTTTCTAAAGAACCAACTTCTGTTTGTATTAGCATTTTCTCTCTATGAGCTATTTCATCTTCTAATATTCTATTGTTAGACTCAGAAGCTTGTATTCTAGCTTCATCATAAAACAAAGCTCTTGAATCTAAGTATCTTCTTCTTAAATCAAACTCTAATGTTTTTGACTCATCATAACCTTCAATTAAAGCATCAACATCAAATATAGGGTCTCCAAAAACAGGAGCTTTTGCTTTCTTTTCTCTTGTTTTCTTTTTTGTTGAAACTTCTTCCTCTTTTTCATCTAATTTCCCTAATAATTCTAAATATTCATGAGCTAAATTATTTGCGTTTTTTCTTGTTATGTTTCTTTCTTTTTCATCTTCTGCATACTGTCTTGAAGTACCACTATTTCCTGCTAATATTCTAAAATATCTTTCACTATTATCACCTATGTTTTCGTCAACTTTAGCTTGCGCTTCTTTTGCAATATTTAAAGCTTCTAGCACTTCAGCTTCTTTTTCTTTTATAGCTAATTCTAGTTTTTTATCTTCAAGATACTCATGTAGGATTTCAGCTTCTTTTTCTCTATCTCCATTTGCCTCTTTTAACGCTTTACTTAATTCTTTGTCTAATTTAGAAGCTCCTTTCAATGCAGCAATTCTTTTGTCCAAAGAAATAGTTGATGAATTTAAAACATTTACATATACTTTTAATAAAGATATTTCGTTTTTTAGAGACTTGTTTAATTCGTCTGCTGCATCTGAAGCATCTTTGCTCTTCATAGCAAAACTTTCTAATAACGCAATAATGCCTTGAAATGCTAATATTAAACCAAGAGGACCCATTAAAGCTGACCATATAGATTTTAAACCAGCTCCTAATCCTCCTGCTGCTTTAGTAGTAAACACTAAGTTAGATACTAATTGTGAAAGGTTGTTTGCCATACCCCTGATACCGTAGTTAGCATCAGATATAGTACGACCTAGTTCTAGTACTGTTGCTGTTGCGCCTCCAGAAGCGTTTCCTTTAGGTTTGCTTTTGCCTGCGTTAAAAGATAAATTTTTAAGCTCTGTATTTAATTGTTTGGTGCTTAAAGTCATATCATCCATAGTGGCAGTTGCTTGACCACCATCAACTCTTATGGTTATTGTTTTTTGTACTGATGAATTAGTTGCCATTACTTATTTCGTTTTATTGCGTTTTTAAATTCTTTCCAATTAGTAGGAGCTAAATATTTACCTTTGGCTATCTTTATATCCTCATCATCTATATGCCAATCTGCTGCTCCTAATAAATCTATTATATCCCTAATCATTATACTTCATTTATTAATTCTAAATCTGCTTTTCCTGTATTAATATTCATCTTTATTGAGTTAATCTTATAACTCTTGCCAGAGACAACAAATCTGTCGTTTAGTTTTAATTTTATAACTATGTCTATAGGTAAAAGAGCCTTAAATTTACTAAGCCTAGACTTCTCATTGTATATAGGAACTATATAGTTTGCGTAATAATTAGCAAACAGGCTTTCAGTATTTTTAACATTAGTACGGTAAAAATACTCATCATCCTCTGCTCCAAAATGTATGCTTTGTAGATTG